CGATGCAAAATATAAAGTTGTTATTTACGTAAAAAAAGGAAGCAATGCAGCGTATATTGAAAAGCTAAGTTATTTTGAGAAACAGAGGGAACTACTGCTTGACAAGGATTGTATTTATAGAGTAATATCAAGGCAAGGAAATATTATCGAATTGGAGGTAATCTGATTGATGAAAACTCAACGCGATAAGGAATTAGAAGAACGTGAAAAAGCATTGAAAGAGGAACAGATAAAGGCGTTTGAATTAACGCAGGAAGAAATTTCAAAATTAAAAAAAGAAGGACGTATCTAATACCACCAGTCAGTAATGGCCGGTGGTATTTTTATACCCATTTGCAGTTGCGGCGTCGCAACAGGAAGGAGATAAGATGGATTTAAGACCTATGGAATTAAAGGACACAGCTGCCATGATGTTAAGCGAGGACTACAAAGAACGCTTTCAGGCTGAATATGTTCAGCTCAGACTCCGGTATCAGAAATTGAAAAGCATGTTGGATAGATGGGATCAGGGTATGATGGATTTTGAGCCTGCCTGCCCCAGAAGCATTTACAATATGCAGATTCGGGCAATGGAAGATTACATTGCAGTTCTGGAAGCAAGAGCAGTAATGGAAGATATTGTATTATAGTCATAGCAAGTCATAGAATGAGTCATAAGCGCGCAGGGATACCCTGGGCGTTATTTTTCTGCCCGAAGGCATTAAACTACCCGGAGACACCGGGAACCAACTGAGAGTGAGACACACATAAAACTGGATGGGGAGACACCCCGAAAACTGAAAGGAGACACCTATGAAACGAAGATTTCCAATGAATTTACAGCTGTTTGCAGAGGGCGGAGCATCCGGCGGCCAGGGAGACGGCGCAGGAGCTTCTGGAGCTGCAGGGAATCAGCCGGGAGCTTC